GAGGCTGCAGCGCTGCGCGCGGAGGCTGCGGCGGCACAGGCCATGAGCGGAACGCCTGAGGGATACTATAATCTGGTTGGCAGTATAGCAGATGTTTTTTCCTCCGGAACAAATTATAGAGCGGGGGATTATGTTCTGTATGAAAGTAGTCTTTACCGCTTTACTGCAGACCATGACGCGGGCTCATGGATCGGATCAGATGCGCAGGCGGTCATTTTGGCTGACGAAGTCACTGAGTTAAAGGATGATTTTACGCAGTCCATTGATAGAGTAACATCTAAGCTTACCCTTGTCGAATCTAAAAATTTATTTAACTATGAGACGGCGCAGGAAGGGATTGTAGAAATAAACGGCGCTAAAACTATAAATAGTAACTACTATTATTCTGCACTTATTGAAGTGTCGCCTGGAGATGTGCTGAGAGCATATTATAAAGCTACTAATGATATTGTATACACAGCGAATATGACAAAAGTGTGTGCATATACGGCTGAAGACTCAGTTGATGCCACATCTGGTCAGAATTCATCGAATTCAATGTATACTGTTCCGAATGGAATCAAGTATGTGCAGATAACCTTCTCAAGCGGAACATATGCTACAGCAATAGTCACAAAAAATAACAGTGCCCAGCCTACTGCATACATTCCTTATTTTCTGCCGTACTATGATGCAACAGATGATTTTATTGATGCTGCTTTGTCCGGATATGGTTTTATATCAGGGCAAGTCACAAAGAGTGATACAGATTTTTGGTCATTAAATAAATCAGAAAACCTTTTTAATAAAGCTGATGTCGTATCTGGCAAATACTTTAACCCAAACAGCACAAATCTTTCAGATGCTGCAAGTATGTTCGCATCGTATGTAAAACTGCACGGGAGCGGTACGTATAGTTTTTATGTTAATGCTGCTTTCTTAGGTGAAGATGGCGCTAAGAAAATTCAAATTCTTGACAAGAATAAAACGTATTTAAAGACACTTAAAGCAGCAACATCAGAAACAGAAGCATCTTCTCTTTATCTTGTCAGCTTGTCTATTAGCGATGCGGATATTTCCGAGGGGGCATATTATATCGGGTACTCTCAGCAACTTAATCAGATTGATGAGTTGATGGTTGTTAAGTCGGCTACATATCCAACCGATTATATACCGTTTTTCGAACACTGGACGATTCCGGATTTGAAAAATGTTGATGAAAATCCTCTGTTCGGTAAAAAGGTAGTATTCGATGGAGACAGCATTTGTGCAGGTCTCGGTTCAGCAATGGGCAATTACGGCAATGGCTGGGCTGGAAGAATTGGCGTGAATAACGAGATGGAATATTACAATGTTGGTGTATCTGGTGCTTGCATTACCGCAGAAACATATTTCAACAATGACACTTCACGCCCGAGACATTGGATAAGTAGGTATATTGACACAATTCACGAACATTACCCTGATGCTGATTACATTATCGGAGAGGGCGGTACAAATGATGCTGACAACTTCTATAATGACCCTGCAAAGTTAGGAACATTTGATGAAGCTGATTTCACAGGCCCATTTGAAGATACAACCTTTTACGGTGCAATGGACTCTTGGTGCAAGAAAGCGCTAACATATTTCCCGAAAGCAAAAATCGGTTTCATCGTTGCTCAAAAGATGGGTCTTGGGTTTACGGGGTACACGAAGAACCGTTACGATTATTTCACATATGCGGAAAAGGTATGTAAAAAGTGGGGTATCCCTGTTATAAATCTTTGGGATAGTGGGCAGCTTCGCCCAGATGTTGAGTCAAACTACAATCCAACATACAACACAATCCAGACAGCAACCGAACACGGGTATTTGTATTATGACGGACAGCATTTGACCGCATATGGGTATGATGTGATCTCTCCAAAGATTGCGGCATGGATGAAAACGCTTTAAGTGCATTAAAGGACACTATTAACGAGTTTAATATGATAAACACGATCCTTTTAATTATAGCTCTGATCGAGCTTGCCATAACCATATGGCTGTATAAACAGTGAGGTGAACTATGGCCTATATTGCACCGAATAGCGATATCCAGTTTTTCCCGGATATCGGACTATCGCCCAGACAGGAAAACACATTTTACTTTGTTAGCACAGCCGCGAAGAACAGCTATTTTGACAGCCTGCAGCGGCTGGGCGCTGCGCAGTCATGCAGCTATGTGCGCGGATCCCGCGGCGTTGTGCGGGTACAGATCCCGATTGCACAAATTTATAATGCCGGATATATGAGATACCGCAATGCAAGCTTTGAAGCAAAGTGGTTTTATGCTTTTGTAACTGAAGTTGAATATATAAACAACGAGACGACAGAAGTTAGTTTTGTGCCCGACTATATCATGACATGGATGGGGACATACACACTTGGTCAATGTATGGTAGAGCGGGAACATACATTATCCGACAATATTGGCGAACACCTTATAGATGAGGGCTTGAGCTGTGGCGATTATGTGATCAATCGGATGGATACAATCACACCGTATTCGCCTAGGCTGGTTATAAGCAGCACGATTCAAAGTATTTCAGAAAATGACGGCGTTGTAACATCATCTGAATCGTATGGTATTCGCTACAGGGGATATATGCTGTCAGGCTTGTGTTATCACTCATTCGACATCAGCACAGCCGCCGGCGTGGAGGCCGCTATTAGTCTGCTGCAGCTTCTTATAAGAAACAACGAAAAAGATAGCATTGTATCGCTTCGCATAGTTCCGGCGTACTGCGTTCCGGAGCGGATCGCGGATGGAGCTGTCACGGGGCTGTCAGTAAATGCTGGCGGCACATATGGCGCCGCTGCTATCTCACAGCTTGATGGCTATACGCCGGCAAACAACAAATTATTTTCATATCCTTATATTAGTTATGAAGTAATAAACGGCGAGGGCGGCGCAACTGAATATCGGCCGGAACTGTTTGCAAATGCATTGCAACCCAGTTTTATCTATCGTGGAGTTTCTTTTGACAATTGCGAAGTTGCACTGATTCCTACTGGATATAGAAAGTCAGGGCTGTCACAAGTATATGATGAAATGCTTTATATGCGCTCTTTCCCGCAAGCGTCATATCAGGTAAGCCAGTATGAAGCCTATATTGCGCAGCTAACCAGTGGGGGAGGCTGGCTGAATGCAGCGAAGGGCCTTTTAACGAATCTGGGTACAGCAGCCCAGGGGAATTATACGGGCGCAGCGGCGGGCATTCTGGGTCAGGCGTTTGATTTGCTGAAAGATATCGTAAAATATGACAGCATGCCACCAGCGATTGAGGGGACAAGCAACGCAAACATGATGTCCGCGCTTGGCAATAAGTCATTCATTGGTTATTACAAGTCAATCTTGAGTGAGCGCGCCCGCAGCATAGACCGATATTTTACCATGTACGGGTATCGCGTGAACGTTGTAAAAACGCCGTCATGCAATAACAGACCGCACTGGACATATGTTAAAACACGGGGTTGTATCGTGCACGGATCCTTGCCGGCGTCCGATGCGGCGCAGATCGAAGCTGCTTTTGACAATGGGATTCGCTTTTGGATTAATCCGGCCGAGATCGGAAACTTTTCTTTAAACAATGCGCCGGGGGTATAATATGAGCAGAAGACGAAAAACGGAATTTTGGGATAGCGCTGTAAGAAACAATCTGGCCTATAATGAATATGTAGATCGCTTATCTGAATTATCTATGTCTATGTTTGACTGGCAGGGCCTGCCGGATGGCGTGGATGAACGCTTTTTAGAGCTGTGCCTTTTTGAGACTGGCGGCGCTGTCTTCTTTAAAGATGAAATCATGGACGACTATCTTGCGCTGCGCTATGCAGCGGCCGGAGGCTTTAATGTCTACGGGATCCCGACGAAACGCCGTGCATACGGTTTCAATGGTTATCAGTACAATACAGATAACAAAAATTCTGTCATTATTTACAATAACATGCTGCACGCGCCGAGCCTGCGCATGGTCAGGATTTACGCGGGCCGGCTGTATGAGATAGACAGAATCATCGAAGTTAACTGTAAAGCGCAGAAGACGCCCGTTTTAGTGCAGGCATCCGAAAAGCAGCGCCTCACAATGAAAAATTTGTATATGCAGTATGACGGCAATGAACCGTATATATTCGGTGACAATAGCATCACGCCGGAAAGCCTAAAGGCTTTTAAGACGGAAGCGCCTTTTGTAGCCGACAAGCTGTATATGCTGAAAACGCAGATCTGGAATGAAGCCCTTACATACTTAGGCATCAGCAATATGTCAATTGCGAAACGCGAAAGGCTTGTAGCGGATGAAGTCGCGCGCAGCATGGGCGGTACGATTGCGAGCAGATATAGCCGCCTGACGGAGCGCCAGCGCGCAGCCGATAAAATAAACAAGATGTTCGGTCTTAATATCCGCGTCGAGTTCCGCGACGATACCGATTGGAAGCAGCCGGATGAGAGCGACGGAGCGGAACCTGGAGGGGGTGAAGGGGTTGAGTAAGTATACAACGCAGCTTCGCTTTATATGTGAGACTGCAGCCGGCCGGCGTGAGTCTGCCGGATATGATGACAGCGAAGCAATCATAAAAGCGGCGCGCACAAAAATTTTTGATTTTGACTATCCGATTTTTGACACGGCATATAAAG